TCTACAGTCGACTTAACTACTATGCCTGGGATGCGGAAGGTAGACAGAACCGCGGTATCAATAGCACGAGCAGAGAGCTTGACCTCAGTTGCACAGGAGTAGTAACTCGGATCCTCTGGGAAGTCGAAGGGCGGGTACTCAACATCCGCATCTACTACCTGATCCCCCACCTCCTCTAGATTATCAGTGTCCACAACAAGGATGATCCCGTAAGGTGGGGAGATGACGACATCGTTGAATATCCAGGTCACAAACGCTCCCTCGGTCAAGAAGATCTCTTGGAAAGATACAGGTCGATCTACCGTCCCTAGCAGTCGTGATAGGTTCGAAGAGATAGTCAGGTGACTTGCCCAGTTGATAGCTATGTTCAAGAAAGTTCCACTAGACTCATCAAGAGAGGTATACCTGTGCCCATGTGTTCCTCCTATCTTATGTTCAACCAACTTCTGTAGCAGGTCTAGATCTAGAGTAGTCTTACTCTGAGCCAAACGCAGGAGATACTTATGGGCTGCAGACCCTGGCACCGTAATCATCTCGGCTATTGATAGGAGTTTCAAGACATCACGAAGAGGAGGAGAGGAGTCTACAGGTTTAGTCCAGCTGTAGACCGACTTGACCTTAGTTTCCGACCCAAGATACGGTGGAACAGCTCCCCGGGTACGTTTTGCTGTCGCAGGGGAAGATGACATTGCCAGACACGAGACCATGGAAAGAGCTGCTGAGTTATCAAGGAAAACTATCGGGCAGTTGCATGGTACGGCGTGGTAGGCACCCAGTAAGATAGGGGAGACGTTGGAGATCCCTTCTAGCTTCCCTAAACCCCACCTGTTCCTCATACGAACAGGCAAGGTCATCATCGATTCTCGTGAGATAGGTACTGAGGGAGCCTTCCAAATAAGGTGAATCCGGAACAGAACGGACTCGATCCATCTGCAGTCAGCTTGAGAGGAGACGGAGGAGATGTTGATGTTAGCTTGTCGAGCCGAGCTTAAGATGGTTCTTGAATTTGTGAATCTCTTGGAGAACGTATCTGATACCCCAGCTGGAGATGCTTTATAGATGTCATGGAGAATCTTGGGGTAGATGGGTTTGAACCTCATCAGATCGGAGAATAGCTGTGCTCTCTTGTCCTTATCTGAGCCGCTCAGCATGCCGAGGAGTGAGACATTGGTTGTCATGTCTACCAGGTTGTCCCTGACTGCTCCTGCAACTGCAAGGGAAGCAGTCGGCCGTGTTGCTAAGGGGGCGGCGAATGGATCTAGCACCAGTCCTGCATACTCTGGGTCAGGCTGGTAAAGCCAATCTTTCTCCAAAAGGGACAGGTATCGGCCACACACCGGATCAGATCTCAGTAGGTGGAGGTGAGCAGTTGAAGAGGAGAGAGGGTCAGTGTGGCCTCTGTATAAGAACTCAGGGATGGTCGGTACTGGTAATCCCCCGAGGTTGGATGGAATAGCCATGAGTGCGAAGACAAGGTCACCAAGCTCCTCATCCAGCCCTAACTGTGCAATCTGCTCTGCTATACCTTTACCATGGATTAGTGAGTGTCTGAGCTCTCGTCTCAAAGTGAATGACATAACATACTCTGTCACCAATAGCTCCGGCAAAGAGGTTAGGGACCTCTCCACGGCTGCCACCCCTCCGCTAGAGACGTTCCCTAGGTATCCGTGTAGGGAAGGGTCGTCAGCAGTGGTAGAGGGGAAAATGCGAGACAGGTACTTGGCCGAAGCGGGGAGGTATGCCCCTTTAAGCCACATCTCTTTGCCATAGGTAAGTAAGGTGGTCGACTCAATGCATTCCTCAGCTTTGACCTCTTGTCCGACCCTGAGGCAAGATGTCTCTAGAGCTCCTTTAACTTGTGCCACGATGTGGCGAGCATATCGGTTTTTCTGAGAGTTGGTCATGTCCTGTGGTGGGTAGTAGTCCACAACTAAGACTTGATTGTCAGCCTGACCTACTATATGATAGAGGATACCGAGAGGCCAGAGAGCGGTGTGAACCATGGCCAGCGTAGCAGCTGTCCAGAGCTTCTGTGTTATCCCCTCGAACCCACCTTTGTGATTGTACCATAGTATGTCCCCCTCAGGAGGGTTGTCACGATTGGAGGAGTCGAGGTGGTCAGGTGGCAACCCGTACAGGCGTAGGTTAATCAGTGCCTGGCTGAAGAATTCGTGTACATAATCGAATATCCCTATTACCCCATAGATCTGATTCAGACGCAGGCCGATGGGTGCTATCACCTCATCTCTCCACATGAGGTTCCAGCGTGAGAAATCGATCTCAACATAAGCTCTCCGCCACCCGCCTTTTGAGTACTGTGATACCGAGAGGAACTTCTCTATCAACTCTTTCCGGCTCAAGGTCATCGTCTG